TCGACTACATCGCCGATCTCAACGAGAAGGCGAAGGGCGGGTTTGAACTGACCTCATGCCTCAAGCACTGGGCTGGGTACGGGATCACGACCAAGGAAGAACTCGGCGAATACCTCGACGCCTGCGTGGACTACGCCGACGCGAGACCTGAGCAGGATTCCGTTACGGAGTATCACTACGATGCTCCAGAACCGACTTGGGACGCTGTGTCCCGCCACGACTCCAACGAAGGATGGTGAACTGATGCAATTCTACAACCCCGATGACTACAACGCAGACATTCTCGACGCCGATTCGCGGGCTGATCAGGATATCGCATACTGGATCGAAGACGACAATGGCGTCGGTCGATGGAGCGATGATTGGGACGGTGAACTCTCCGACGAGGAATACCGTAATCTCCCGATCGAGGAACAGTCTATGGATGCGTTCGCTCCTGGCGTGGTAGATGGTTATGAACTGGAACTCGATGACTGCCCTTTTTGAGGAAATGAAAATGGTCGATACCAGCAAGATGATGATGAAATTCGCCGGCGTTGTTCACGATGACAAGGCGCCTGAAGGACCGCTCCGCGGCGCTCGGTTCGCTAGTAACTGGCGCGTTGGAGATCACCACTTCCGCGTGTCGAGTGTGGAGAACGAACAGACGACCGAAACGATGGTGTTTCGACTCATCGGGGGCAAGGTGGACTACTTCGATCTCTGGGCGGATCACGAATTCCGATCGAACGCCAGCCAGCACGGGAAGTTCCTTCAGGAATTTCTTGAGAATCCCGATCCCAAGGATTGATCCAATGATAGATTCACTTCTCGCCGATATGGCAAAGGATGCTCTCATGGCCGAAATCGTTCCGTTTCTTATTGTTGGTGCCATGTTTGGTACAATATATTTCACGAACCACTGGTTCAACCAGATCAACAAGGTGTTGGATAGAAAGAAGAAGTGATGCAGAGAAAGCAGAAGACTGGATGGCGTGGTGATAAGGCTCGACCGAACAACAGAGCCAAGACTTGGTCGTCGAAAGATCGTGATCCCAAGAGGGATCGTCGAAACTGGAGGAAGGACGCTCCTTCCTCCTCCGAAATCGTCTGGATTGGATGAACATGAAGACTTCTCTCTCGCTTCTCGCCGTTGGTATTCTTTGTTCGACTCTCGCTAATGCGGAGGTTCCTCGCCGACTCATGGATGCAATTCGCATCGTCGAGTCGGGTAATAATGACTCTGCGGTGGGTGACAATGGAAACGCCATCGGTCCGTATCAGATTTGGCGTTCCTATTGGAAGGATGCAGTACAATTCGATAAGAGCATTGGTGGGAAGTACGAAGACTGTTTCAACCGTGAGTATTCCGAGAAGATCGTGAATGCCTATATGGATCGGTATGCGATTGAGCGACGACTGGGGCGGACGCCTACGATGGAGGATATCGCTCGTATTCACAACGGTGGACCGAACGGTTATCGCAAGAAGGCCACCCAGTCCTATTGGGAAAAGGTTCTCGGTAATCTGAAAATCGATTGAACTAAAACAAAATGATCCCCGTAGAGAGAGACGCGAAAGCGTCTCTTTTTACTTGACAGATTTTAAAATGGTGTTATAATTTCTGTGTCAACAGTATCCATAACCCTAAATAAAAAGGAGTAGTGATTATGAATCGAGAATCGATGGTAGATCAACTTCACCGCGGCATCTGTACGGTCGTGTTTGAAAAAAAGGATGGTTCAATGCGAGAGATGCATTGTACGCTTCATCCCGATCGGCTTCCTGAACGTCAACAACTGACGGAGGTTTCTCCTACCCCACCCAACCCAGATACTGTCCGTGTCTTCGATACTGATCTCCAAGAGTGGCGATCGTTCCGTGTAGACTCGGTCAATAAGTTTTCCACACCACAACTTCTAATCTAAGGAGGCCCATTATGGCTGGTAAATTTGTAGGTGTAGACTGGTACGATGGTGACTATGGCGTATTTGAAAAGCATGGGGATAAGTATATCCCTGTCAAATTCTCGAAAGAGATTTATGACTGCATTCAATATGTTTGTTGTAGATACGATCACTTAGATACGATTGAAATACCAGAAACAATATCAGAGATTGCCGCCATGGTAGCCCGTGAATCTATCTTAGAGAATGTTGCGTAAACATATCCATACAGTCTTTATAGTATGATAAAGTGACGACTGTGATTCAAGGAGATCACAGATGGCTAAGAAAAAAGATTCGTTTAGTTATCCCGAAGACAGAGATCGTTGGCTAGAAGATCTTATTGAGATCGGTGAATCCGCGGTCATTGCTTACGAGAAGTATCTTCTGGATGAAATAGGATACAAAGATCTTGCGAAGGTTATGTTACTCATGAGAGAGAATCTTCCCATGACGAAGGAAACACCAAGATCATACAAAGCAAGGCCGAAAGCACGGCGAAAGGAAAAGCGTGATGAGTGATTTTAATGGTTACCGACTTCATATTGATATTCCAGTTGGACATGACAAGGACCGAGCGGTAGAACATGCGGAAGAAATTATGTCTTCCTTCACTTCCGAGGGAGGGTGGCCTATCATTGACAAAGCCGGTCTCTTGCAGGTGAACTACCGTCTCGGCAATGATCTTGATCGGCAGAAGTCAAACTATCTTCGTGTGAATGAGAATGGTCATGTCATGAATAAGAAGTGTAGTATTGTCTTGAGTAAAGAAGATCCGAATCAAACTGAGTTCGATTTTGTGTCTTCTGATGAGTGTTGAATGAGATTTGTCCCGTAGTGTAATGGTAGCACTTTTGTTTTTGGTACAAACAGTCCTAGTTCGAGTCTAGGCGGGACAGTTATATACATAATGATGATCACTGGAGATTGTTATGCGTAAGAATCTAAAGCCATCATTAAGACAAGACTCCCTTCGTCGAGTCCGAAGGACAATTGACCCCGTTGAAGAAATCATTTTTGATGTGGGTCAAGATACCACTATCAACTTTGAGGGTAGTCCCCTCATGCAGTCAGGTTTAGTGAACGATCCGAATGGGAAGGTCGTTGTTAATACTGATACGGACAATGATTCTGTTCCAAACACTTCATACAAAGACGAGGATTGGATTGCAATTGGCTTGGCGGTGGACAATGTTACTGGCGCCACTGATGACATCGTAGACAATCCTGGCCCAAATCAGGGCGATCCAGAAGAGGGTTCGGGGGGCGACTTTCAACCACCAACCGATGTTGCTGGTACTCCTACCTTCATGGAATACACACAAATCGGACCAAAGAGATCTATTCTTCTTTTCGATTTGACAAGTATCCCACCCAATGCTGAGATCACGGAAGCAACATTAAGCATCACGAATACCAATATGGTATCCTCCTCTGATGATGTATTTAATGATGGTAGTTTGACAATTGAGTGGCCTGGCAATGTTACTTGTGAAGTTTTGAGTCTACCAGAGGACACCACTGCTGATTGCACTTGGAACACGAAAGACAGAAGTGTCGTAACGGAAGAGGGCTTTGATGTTCCAGATCCAACAAAGCGTTGGTGGAGAACTTCGGAGCCTGGTGTTGTTCCACCAAACGCGATTGGAATTGCACAGAACACAAGAAGAGAGGATCGCCCCGAGCCTCAAGAAACTTTTGATTCCCGTGCAACCATTTCAACCCCATCGAATGTCAGTGGAGTCGGTGGCGAATATTACGGTCACATTGGATATGGTATTTCTGGTGGTGGTTATGCGGTAAATATTGACCCAGCAAATCCATCGGCAGGACATCCTACTTTTGACATCACGGTAGAGTCTCTAGGGAGTCCTAACACTGTTTTTTCGGTTGATGTTAGTGACAATGTTCAGTATTCAATCACCAATCAAAATAGAAGATGTAATCTTTTGCTTCGTGCCCAGCACTGGGATACCAATGACGCCGCTGACGTTGCAAATGTAAACGAACAAAGAAGATATCCTGAAAACTTAAATCCGGATCCACCTCTGGAGTTTGAGCGTGCGTATATTACCAGTCCGTTGGCAACCAGTGGTGAACTTCCTGACACAGATTCGGACGGTGTTTCCGATGAGCCAATTGAAAATGACCAAACTTTACACGCCGTTACAGTCAATCTTGCGAATGCAGACAGTGTAACCTACGAATGGCAAATTCAAATTCCAGTGGTTTATGAAAACATATCAAATGTGAACGCAACCATAAACAATTCTGCTCCACGGGAGCAGGATGTTCTAGAGATTGCATCGGTACTTTACGACGGTGGTGATAGATCCATCGGTGGTGATGGGTCCACGGATGTAATATCGTATCAGTGGTTCCGTGATGGCGTTGCAGAGGCGGGCGAAACCAATGTAACCTACATTGTGCCCGAACCTTCTGCTGGAAATGATATCAGTTGTGTGATAACGGTATCAAACCTCACAGAGGGAGATGTCGGTGCCGACACCACGGTGGGACCATTCAATGTCTTGCCCGATGGCGACTTTACTCTGACTTTATCGAAAAATCCAAATTCGGGTAGTGCGGACGAGGAAACGGGTGTCACAGTTAGTTGTTCGACAACTGGCGTCAACAGACCCTTCTTCAAATATACATGGTACATTCTAAACACCTCATCATACCCCGATTTTGATAGAGAAGTGACAACAGATGCAACAAGCGATACGAATACGCTACCCGATGTCGATGGACCCGACCCCGTGAATCGGGCTGTCTGTGATATCACTCTCTATGAAGGAGATCCTGCCGCTGGTGGTGTGGAGTTGATAACTGGAGGAGCACCATCTGATGCAGTAATCGGTGGGTACAACGATGGAACAGATACCCGAAGTCAGGTTCGATGGAATGTTATCTTCGTTGGAGATCCTGAACCACCAGATCCCGATCCGTTCACGAATGGAATTTACGATGTGTTTCATGCTTCGGTTTCTACCAACGTCGATAGTAGCAATGGAACTGTGTTCACTCGTGAAGAGGATGGATGCGATATTCTTGGTAGGTGGGATGATCCTGTTCTCTCTGGTTGTAATTTCAATGTGTTGGAGGAGCCAGTTTCGTTCTTGAATGACAGCGGGAATCCTCTAGACACGGGGCCCGCCGCCTCTTACATCGGTGGACAACCATTTGGAAAAAGGCGGAACGTAAATGAGGACTGGGTAAGTATATATCTTGACACTGATCGATTAAATCGATTCCATGAGACAAACGGGGAGGGTTGTTACGATGATGGGTGTGGAAACAACGATGTTGGCGGATTGATCACCTTCTTGTCGCGGGGTGATGACACTCTGGCACCGAGAACCCCAAGCGCCTCCGATGTTTGTGATGAATGTACTACTCTGTTTGCCGGCACTGAAACTCACATGGTCACTCTTAACGGAGTAAATGGTAAAGGTGGGAATAAACCGGGGGATGTTGCAGTTTGGATTGATGATTTTTCAGACACTGGTGGGTGGATAATCATGGAACCAACCGAAGGATCAATCTGGCGATCTAAAACTGGACAGTTGCAAAGAATATCGAACCGCGTTCCTGATTTTTGGTCTGACAGTCAGGACAGATGTAGCAACAAGATGATTGGTTGGAGTGTGAAAAACGGAACACCTAACCGTGATGAGGCAAGAAGTTTCCTTCGAGGGTTGACACCGTTTGATACTATGGATCGAAGTGCATTTTGGGCCGCAGATTCATCTACCATGTGTATCTCAGACAGTTCTGGTTTGGTAATCAATTCAGAAAATACCAGACCAAGTGGCTCAAGTGACGCAAACGCAGGTCGAGCCATAACTGCAAGACTTGTATTTTACAACGAGGAAATCGAATCCGAACATTATGCCGCTGTTATAAATGCTACCAAGAGCAATCCCGCCTTCATGTCTTCGACCTCGTTACCTTCAGTCCCTGCTTATTCGGCGGGACCAAATTCTTCATCTGGTGGAGGAGGTGGGCCTCAACCTAAACCTGGCGCTGAAACTATACCTACCATTGGTGACTTCGGCGAGAACGCTGACGGTGTAATCTCCTTTACCAGTACCTCAACAGTCACAGATATACCAGTTAGTAATTACAACGAGGGATACCCCGAAAGTGATTTGGATATACTCACTGTTGGTAATGTAACTCTAGCAGATAAAAACACCACGACGGATTTTGCTTTTGCTCGGTTCTATAATCAATATGTTTGTCCCAGAGTAGAACCGGTGAATAATGTACTCGATCCCGCCGATCCATCAACGGTTCTTGTCACCGCAGGAAACACAAAAGAGTATTATGATTACTATTATGGTGGGAATAGTACCACCTATGATCCAACTGGCCCCGATGCCTTCGGGGGACCAAATTTTGCCTTAGTGACATACCAGTGGGATGAAGTTAATGGTGTTTGGAATTTGGTCGGATATAGAACAGGAAATAAAATACAAATCCCTGAGTTTACCGGTAATTTACCAGATCACATGTATTTTCGCCCGGGTGAAGCCGATGCAACTGATTACTTGGATGAAAGCATGGGGCATGTTCTTTATGTCTTCGATACGAGAACAGACTACGAAACAAATGTGCCTGCTCAGTGGCGAGACATAACCAGTTGGAATACGACAACGGGAGTTAGTTTCCCGATAATCCCCATATAAACCACTTGACAAACCCGATCTGTATACTATAATTCATGCATACGGGTTGGAAGCGGATGGCATCAGCAGTAACGCTTATAACGTTATTTTCGGGAGTTCGAGTCTCCCCCAACCCATTGGAAATTTTTTTATTATGGAACGAGAACCAACAATTTATGTTGCTGGACCCATGCGTGGGTTCGAGAACTACAACTACCCTGCCTTTGATCGATGCGCCCGTGTGCTTCGAGAACAAGGCTGGTGTGTAATCAATCCAGCCGAACTTGACCGTGATCAAGGCAAACCCACATCACCATCATACGAGTTTGATCCCGACAACTGCTACGAAGATCATGAATTCATGCGTGCTGCTCTCAAGCGAGACATGGTTGCGATCTGTGATGATTGTACAGCGATCTATATGATGTCTGGTTGGGAAAAGAGCAAGGGTGCCAATGCGGAGTTGGCACTTGCAAAGGCACTGAACATTAAAGTCTTCTATGAGGCACCACTCCCGAAATGAATATCTTTGCATTACATACGTCACCGTACCAAGCAGCCAGAGAGATGTGCGACAAGCATGTTGTCAAGATGCCTGTTGAGACGGCACAAATGCTTTCCACTATTCACCGTATGCTCGATGGAGATCCTTATGTTGGTTACGCAAAGAATGGTCGCCGCCTTCAGCGATGGCGACACCACACTGATGCGCCTAGTGGTGATGTGCTATATCGTGCTACTATGATGAATCATCCCTGCACCATTTGGGCAAGGGAGACACTAGGTAACTATCGCTGGCTAGCGACTCATGGTATCGCTCTCTGTGACGAGTACACACGACGCTACGGACGCACACATGGATCCAGAGAGGTTCTAGAGTACTGCAAGGAAACGGAACCAGAGAACCTTCCTGTGGATCACAGACAGACTCCGTTCCCGCAAGCGATGCCCGATTATTGCAAGGTAATGGGCAATTCAGTTTCTGCCTACAAGAAGTATTATGTGGCAGAGAAGAGACGATTTGCCACATGGAAGCAACCAGCAGAAATGCCTAAGTGGTTCGATCAGGCTTGCTTGACAGAAGATTGCCTAAAAAGAGTTGACGAGATTATCGAGAAAACCTCTCACGACAGTTGACAAACCATCCGATGATGATATAATAAAGACTCACCAACGGAGACAGTGATGACTTGGACCGACCTAAAACACATTTAAACTTTTGTCCGTTATTTATGATTAACCTATGATATACTATAGGCACCGTTGGGGGTTCTCCCCAGCCCGAGTTTGATCGACTTACTCGGAACAAACAACAGGCATCCAAGTTTAGGGTTCTTAGGTCAAACCCTGGCGTTACGCGGACTCGCCAACCGCACACTGGCTCTGTAACTCAATTGGTAGAGTAGCGGCCTTTTAAGCCGAACGTTCTGGGTTCGAGTCCCAGCGGAGCCATTCTTGGAGAACACTAATATGAACAACGAAGAACTCATCAACTTCCCGTGCAACATGCAACTGCCTCAAGCCTATATTGATACTCTCATTGATATGGCAGAAGAATACAACATGACGACAGAGCAGTTGGCTCGAAACTGCGTTGCAGATTTTATCAAGAAAGTTAACCCAAGAGGGTTGACAAACCGTTCAACCACTGTATAATATACGAAGTCGAGTCAAGGAACACGGATGCGATTCCACGACTCTTAAACTTAAACAAGCATCCACAACTGGAGCATTGTGTTATGAACAACACTCTCACCAAGAAGCGCCGTGTCATCAACTACCTCGCCAGCGGCAAGGGTCTCACCCCGAACGAAGCCAAGAGCCGATTCGGCGTTGGTAATCTCCGAGCCACCATCAGCGACATTCGTTCGCAGGTCGAGGCGTTCGGTAACTGGGAAATCACTAGCGAGTCCACCGCTACTGGTATGACCCGTTACTTCATGGAGGATACCCACCCTGGCAATCGAACCTACGGTTACGACGCCGAAGGTAACCGCTACTCTCTCTGATATTCAGAACGAGTAGTACGGGAGCCAGGTGTCGGAGGGGCACCTGGCTCCCTCTTTATGCGGGTGTAACTCAATTGGTAGAGTGTTAGATTTCCAATCTAAATGTTGACGGTTCGAGTCCGTTCACCCGCTTTATGAAAAGTGATTTCATTATTGATCCGATCGGTAAGAAAGATGCGGAGGGCTTGCTCCTTCAGTATCACTATCTCAAGGATCACTCCAAAGGTTTCAAGTCTGGATACAATTATGGACTCTTCAAAGACGAACCAATCTCATCAGAAGGAAGTCTTGGGGTATGTATTTTCACGGGACTACCAGTTCCCGAATTGGCCCAGTCAGCCTTCGGATTACAACGTGATCAACAGGACGGGCTTTTTGAACTTAGCAGGTTGTGTCTGCACCCCTCCATCCAACGAAGTGAAAAAAATATGGCGACATGGTTCGTTTCGAGATGTCTGCGAAGGTTGCGACAGACAACTATGGTTAGAGCGGTCCTGAGTTACGCAGACGCCGACTATCACGAAGGAACCATTTATAGAGCAGCAAATTTTGATTACTATGGAATGACGGCCCCGAAGAAAGACTTCTGGATCAAACAGGAAGACGGATCATTCGTCAAGCATAGTAGAGGTAAGATGAGCGGACTCGACGGAGAGTGGCGCGATAGAAGTAGGAAGCATCGCTTCCTTATGGTTTATGATAAGACATTAAATGTTCTTTGGAACAAGGAGTAGAACATGCTTAAGGTATTCGGAAAGATTCTTTACATTCTGGCGTTCGTTTCAATTCTTCTTTCTATCTGGGTTTACCAAACGGATGAAACTCTCGGAACCTTCATCGGTCTTTGGGTTCCTACTCTTCTGCTGATCGGACCTTCTTGTCCGTGGCGGAAGGAGTGAAAAAAAGTTTGAGAACAGGGTTGACAAACCCACCACTACGAGTATAATACTCGTATGACAAGTGAATAAGAAATAATGTGCGGGAGACTAATTACCTCCCACACGGGACTCGCATAATAATCTCCCACGAATGGGGATAGTGCAACCTCCAAATGGTTTAGCGACCTGTCCGTATGATGCAGAAATGCTTGTATGAGATGATCCTTAGCGGGATGGGTGGAGGAGTTGAAGCAGGTTACTACCGACATTGTACGTTCGTGCTGCTTCTTTCAGGTATACAATAACCCTGAGTCCCATTGAATCAACACCGCCGGCGGGCGACCACGGTTTCGACTGCTTGGAACTCGCCGGCGGTTTTCTTTTAAGGAGACTGAATATGGGTGGACAACACGGCGCGGGTAAAGGTGATAAATATAGGAAAGTAGATCGGGAAGCGTATTCCAAGAACTACGAAGCAATTTTCGGAAAGAAAAAAGGAAAGAAAACCAATGGTAAAGATTCTACGACTGACAAGCGGCGAAGAGATTCTCGCAACGGTGACTGAAGAGGAAACCGAATTCAAGATTGAAAAGCCCTGTCTGATTCTTCCTACGGGAAATCAGAGTATTGGACTTGCTCCGTGGCTCCCTTATGCGGATCATGATGGGCCTATTACGATCTCGAAGAACTTCATTCTCTTCAGTATCAAGCCCCACGATGAACTCATGAATGAGTATAACACGGCGTTCGGTAGCGGTCTCGTTGTTCCTCCCAAGGGAACCGTGAGCGGACCAGCACTTACTCTGACCGAGTAGACATAAGCGGGCGTGGCTCAGTTGGATAGAGCAGCGGACTTCTAATCCGCAGGTCGCAGGTTCGAGTCCTGCCGCCCGTGTTCCTTCGGAGGGCAGTGTTTCCACGGTAGCACAATTGGTAGTGCGACACGCTGTTAACGTGTAGGTTGCTGGTTCGAGTCCAGCCCGTGGAGTTGTTAGTGTATATCTTTGAAAGGATAGTTATGATGAATCGGTTTTTTTGTGGAAGTCTTCTCGGGTTTGCTGTTGGTGTTGGAGTCGCTGCAACGCCGGCGCCGCCTCAGGATGATCCGTGTGTGGGTTGGAAGTTTGATTGTGTGGTTCTGGAATCCGCGTGTCTTCTTCTTAACAATGGAGATATGAATAAGCACGCAAACGTAATGGAAAACATTCGCGTTGCTGTCGGTCGTGTGATTGCCCGTAAGCAGGGGAAGGATGTAACGAAAGTTAGACCTGACATGTACCAGTGGGAAATTACCAACATGAATGCTTCACAGCGTCTGAATCATAATAATCTTCGTGATCAGATTTTTGGCGAATTCTTCACTATGATGAAAGAAGCCAACGAGAAGAATCAGAAGGAACGACTCGACAAGAACAACAACTCTGCTTGATCATGAATACAAAGACGATGAACAAAGTGTTGGATATTTCTCTTCCTGTCTCTCTGGAGATACCGAGACCTAAAAAGCATGTTTCTGTTATCGTCAGAAAAAATGAAATCGTTTCTATTGGAACAAATCATTTTCGTACGCACCCCATGGCTAAAAAGTATGGGTATCGGTTTGACGAAGTACATTCCGAATTGGATGCACTGCTTCGCTACAAAGGACCGAAAGATAATTTAGTACTTCTCAATTTCAGGTACAATAGATTCGGTGATATGAGAATGAGTAAGCCTTGTAGATTTTGTTTACCTTGGTCTATTGCACTCTTCGACCGAATCTACTATACTACCAACTCAGGTATTGAACTTCTATGAAAGGAACACGATGGCAAAGATGAATTCTCAGCAGTCGAAGCACGTTAACAACATGATGAAGGGCTCCAAGAAGGCGAAGCCCTCCCGAAAGGGAAATGCAGCATCACGAACTTCTCGTTCTGGAAACGGTAAGAAGATTCGTTGAATAAGTTGCGGTCGTGGCGGAATTGGCATACGCATCGGACTTAAAATCCGACGAGGGTAAAACCTCTTGTGGGTTCGAGTCCCACCGACCGTATTTTCCTAAATAGTAGTGGAGAACACTACTATGAATAGCAGAAGCACAAACAAAGACAAAAAGTATTCCACGGAAGCAAACCATTACTGGCCAACTCGTATTAGAGTGGACGGGGTTGCAAAGTGGATTCTTTTAACTGATGCTGAAGTAAGCAGGGCTGCTAAGAGGGCAGAAAAAAATCCAGAAGATATGCCAGGTCTTTGGTCAAGAATTAGAATTGTCTTAGGACTTTAGGAGAATCATAACATGCCAGCAGCACGACATGATTTAGATATAGATCGTGGAGCAACGTTCAAGTTGTTTCTTGAATATCAAACAGCAGGAACCACGGGTATCAACCTGAGTGGTTATACTGCTGACATGCAGGTTCGTAGATCCACCAAGACCTCCAAGATCATTCTACATCTCCAAGGTAATACTGGAGAACGCGGAGTGACAGGTGGAGGCTCGACTGGTGAGTATGTGGCAGGTGCCGCTTTCGCAGGTACGGCAGGAATAGGAGGCATCTTTTTGAATGCCTCTTCGGTCGGAGTCACGGAAGGTGCTACAGGAGGCATTTTTATTCAGGCAGATTCTGCTACCATGAAGAACGTCCCAGAAGGGCAGCACCACTACGATCTCGAACTCACAGACTCCTCTGGAACCGTTACGAGGATCATCGAGGGACGCTTCCGTGTGTCTCCTGATGTCACGCGATGAGTAACCGTATCGTCGTCCATACGACTCCTCAGATCCCTCTCAGAACGCTCCTAGAGGACACGGAGGAGCGAAGGGTGGTTGTTCACTACGAGGACGACACAGACGCTCTACGGGACACTCAGGGACTCAATATACGTCAAGGAGAGAGCCTCACAAAGAGCCTAATCACAAAAGGCACTTTGATCGTGAAGATTAGGCAAAACGAAGAAACGACAATCTCTCTCCTTACCATTTGACAAGTCTAGAATCTATGATAGACTGTAGTCATGAACAAGAAGCGACATATTGATAAGTTTGATTTGGAGGCAGAACGCGAAGGTTCTGCCATTCGTGAACATCGTGGTATACCTGAAACCGCTTACGGAAAAGGCATCACCAAGCAACGAAACATGCACAAGCGTGGACAGGAAATTCTGGAAACCAGAGTTATCAAGAGAGGAAAGTGGCTCGTATGAATGACAAGACTATGAAGAAGGTTCTGCCTAAGATTGTTGAAGACTGGATCAATGCGGAGGACATCTGCTTCATCACTGGTAAGATCATCGGTAGAGACGATCAGTGTCGCTGGACGGACGAGTTCGATGCATGGGTGTCTGAGGACGGACAGAACGTCGTAGAGCGTGAGGCAACGTCTGACTACCCCCATAGCGAAGAAGCAGTGATCATCTATAGCGAATGGTATGCGAAAGATGAGGCTTCTGCCGCAAACGAGGAATATCGAAGGTGGCACAAATGAGAGGATTCAGCACACTAGAACTTCTAGTGGTCGTCTCACTGATGTCTCTTTTGGTTTCAATAACCTTTTTCTTTCGTTGGGATGATACCAAGAAGGAACTCGAAGAGAATCAAGAGATCCAGCAAGCAACCACTCAACTGTGGCTAGTCCGTATCGAAGATCCGACGCAACCCGTTTACTGGGTATGGGAAGATGAAAACGGCGTGATGTGGATGCTTTCTCGTAGCGACAACAAGGTAAGGAAGGTAGGATCATGAAAGACGAAATTCATGACTTTACTGGACCATATCAGATTCATACTCACCCCGATCGTGATATCGTTTTTATCAAGAACGAGGGTGGCTTAGGCGGTGCTTATTCATATGATAGTGTTCGTTTGCGTCAGATTGTGATTATGAAAATCGCCGAACACGAAACTGAACTGATGAAGTGGAACCTACTCTTGGACAGGATCAATGACAATGCGTGAACAAGAATATGCCATGACTATGCTTTTGATGATGACTACTATGAATGCCTTTCTTGGTGTCCTAATGGTGGCAGAAATTATTCCGATTGAATACGGAATGTCGCTTGCTTTATTCGCAATGTGTGGTATGATCTGGAAGTGCAAGAGAGATCTCATGGGTAATGTTCGCCTCTGGGAAAACCCAAAACAGTACCGTGATCGGATGAGCAAATGATATATAAGGTGATCCCTTTAAACCAAAAGAGATACCCAAATGTTCAAACGACTCCTGCTTTCTCGCCGTCGTAGACTATACCTAAAACGACTAAAACGTAATCCGCATTATTTAACGAACCTATCTGGAAGGTATCAGGATTGGGGCCGACCACGGCCCCTACCCTAGAGAATATTATGATTTGCCTGGAATGTGAAAATCCAATCGCTCCCGCCCGACTCGAAGCAATCCCCGATACCGAGTATTGTGTCAAGTGTGTAGATAAGAATTCTACGCCTATTATTGCCCGAGTTATCTACAGTCACAAGTGCGACAGTGAACTCTTTATCGCAAAGGGTAAAGAGAACGTTCGGAGACTTGATCGAGAGTGGGCAAGGGCACGATAGTCAGATACATAAGTATAGACTATCTACTTTAATAGGAGAACACTATGGAAAACCTTGATCTAACTGTATCCCAATGGCTCGGAACTGCTTTATGGACTCTGCTGGTTTTTGTTGCAGGTGCCTGGGTAGGTCCTAAGTTTTTTGGATGGCTAGGAAAGTTTCTTCCGTGGAACAAAGACTGATCACGGAGATCCTTCTTCGTCCTCTTCGATGAACAATCTGAATTGTGTACCGTCTGGAACATCACCGTCGTAATTGATGGTGATGTTTCCGTCTACTGTACCATCACTAGAGATTGTGAAGTTCCTTAACGATGATGGCACACGATCTGTTCTCTGATCGTCGATGTATTCTGTGTCTAAAGAACGATACGAGATCGGGCTATAGTCGGTGGGATTCGTGGGAAGTGCAGAATTATTATATGCGATGGTTCTCTTGTTCTCGAAAACAATCTCCATTTCATCTTGGTGATTGAGACCAGAAGAAAAGGTTTCATTTGTGTGCATCACGATGACATAATTTTCTTTTTCGTCTTTTAGAACTTCGTAGGATGTAAACCTTAAAGTTTCGTTTGTTGTTTTGTTCCTTACGATAAGGTCGTTAAAAGTTCTTCTCCACTCTTCGTGAGCCGTATAGTCGTTTCCATTCCAGCGAAGCACCTCGTCGGTTTCACTGATATCAATAAAGATCGCTGTGTTTGCTATTGATCCGCTGGGAAGAGCATATCCCTCCTCCATGAATCCATGAATAACGGTTTGAAGAACATTGTCGGCTGGGATGGTCGAGATATCATCTTCGAAGGATAGTATTTCACCAGAGTAGGCAGGAATTACCGTGCCATCACATGAGAGGTGGCCAGTGTAATCATAGTTTACTATATTATCGGTTACTGTGGCGATGCCTGGGTGCCCATTTGAACTGGGGAGCGATATGGTTTCATCTTCTCTATTGATGGTGAAAGTAATGGTATCAGGATTACCTTCTTCAAAAATCCAACCATCTCCTAATTCTGACTCAATCGTGCTGTTGCCCGTCAGGTAAGAAACAATATTGCCTGGTGCTTGTTGATCTGGATCGGAGGACTCAAGTAAAGTTAATTTGTGTGCTATGCAAATATTCGTTCTATTCGTTTCATTTCCCTCCTCGAAAACACAAGGAGGACTGTGGGGAATTGCAGATGGATATGATTGATTTTCGACAAATTGAGATACAACATCTTTGGTTTCGACCCGAGCCAATATATCAGTTTGGCCACTAGAACTTCTTTGTCGAAAGAAGACAGTTTTGGGTCTAAATCTATTCAGAAGTCTATATGCTTTTCTCCAAGGAGTGAGTCGAGTGAACGGTTCTGTTCCGCTCTCTCGATTTTTTGTTGTATTCACTCCTAACGGAAGGAAATTAATACCATTAGTAAGATTGTGAGAGGCCATACCAGATGGACTAACCCAATATCCTTCACCTGGCTCAGCACCCTCAAATATTTCGGGGTGATCTAGTGATGCAAGACTCATGGACTGAGAGTTCCAGTTAATACTATTGTATTCGCCTGTGTCTGTTCTGTTAGAGTAGAACTTGTAAATGGCTCTTGGAGTTTCTCCGCCTCCACCCGTGTCTCGAGGAACCTTGTAGCGAACGGTGAGTCGAGGTCTTAGAGTGATGTCGTTGATGAAAACATTCGAAAAGGTTCCAGTGGAAAATGATTGTCCATCACATCTTTTCACTCGAAGACAAGAAAGTCCACTTGAGTCTACGAGATTTTGAGTTACACGATATCTTCCGAGACTGCTGTCTTGGTCTGTATCGTTTTCTCCAACCATAATGTAGTTTCCTACAGGAATAGTCGCGGGTGTAATTAATCTGATGAAGAAACCAGATCTTCCTTCAGATGAATATTGTGAATTCCATTCAATTATGCCACCGAAAAAATTCCAGCCAGATCCAACTTGAGTATCAGTAGAAGGAAAAGGTGTATCCAATACCATAACATAGATTACACGAGTATCCTCGTCAAATGACTGTATATTACTTACAGTCGTGTTGTGGGTATCTGTGTAAAACTCATCTGGTGACTCATCTATCTGAATGTTTGTAAAATTGAATCCCGTAAAATTTGATTCTAGTATGTTGTCCAAATCATCGACATATTCTTGGAATATCGCAGTATCCGAATCGGGCCCCGAGACAGGTGGTTTGTTAATTATAATGGTAAAGTTTGGCGCATCAGCGGGTTGTTCTGGTCCGGGAATACCATAGTATATTTCATACACATCACTACCACCAGAATATGTAACCTGACCACCACTTAGAGGCCAGTTGTTTAGAATGTTTGTTTCATCTACTTGAATGGAAGTTGTGAAAGTGACATTAGTGTTTAGAATTGTCTCTTTAAAATCAAGAGAGTGGAAATATGCAACCGATTTGATTCTACTGGTATAGTTTCTCACGCCACTGATGGTGTTATGAGGATACCATTCTCCTTTGGATGTATCATATGGAATATTTTCTAGTGGCATATCAGAATCCTAATGCAAAGACCTCTACATTGACTGAAGTAGATGGGTTGTAACTGGGACAGATGGCGGAAATTGAAGACACCGAATCAATCTCTATGAACACATCGTCGCCTGGCGAGAGAGGGAAGTATGATGATGTGATCAGACTGCTTCCAACAAAAACGACATCGGTTGAGCCTGGGTGTAGTTTTATCCTCACACCACTCTTTAGTGCGGTGCCATTGGTGAATGGTGCTACACCAGCACTGGTAAGGGCGAGTTTTTCGGTCACGATCCCAGTTGGAGCGGAAACTGTGACTGGAATACTGAATGACGGTGCCGCAGAGTCGGGTATGACTTTTTCTATCGCATCTCTAACCTTCTTGAGATATCCATTAGCACCAAGAGAGGTGTCGAAGTTCTCGGTCGATCCGTCTCCGATCAAACCAAGAGCGGACACAATGGTATTTGTTGGAGTTCCGATTCTATCGATCAACGTGTCTACCGCGGCACATAGTCCAGTGATTCCGTGATAGATGTTGTTAATAGATCCACTTGCACCTGAGATGATATCAGTAAAGGCAGATCCAGTAACTTCAATGGCACGACCACCAGAGAAACCCTCAATCATGACTGGATGTGGGGTGGTTGATCCTGCTGTACCAGATACGAAGAGTCCATACATTGTGCTGTTGTCAGCGAGACATGCACCCTGAACTGGAACTGGATTTCCAAGAGTATTTCCTACTGCTAGGTTATCCTGCACGCTAACGCTGAAGGAGATACCATCGGCATTCACCATGTTTACATTTAATGCTGAACCATCTCCGCTACCAGTAAATCCGATTGGGAAGATGGAGGTTCCACTAATACCATGTATTAGCGTGGCAACACTTGCAAAACTGGATCCTTCAGGAGTGGTTGCACCACCTATTACGGGTAAACCAGTTCCGATATCAAAGGTGACACCTAACAATCCATCGACAGGTGAAACATCACTAGTTGGTCCTCCGCCCATTACGGCTACGGGAAATAGTGTTGCACCATCATTTCTACCTTGAATTTGAAGTGCGGTGGCGTTTGTTGTTCCTCGACCATCAATAACCGTCTTTAGGGTTGGGGTGTTATCGAGGAAGTCTACTTCGAGTGCGATGGGATCACCGCCCGCTCCTGTTGTAAATCCATATAAAACATTCGCAACGGGGAACGCACCCGAGACACCCTGAATTACCACTGAATCTGTATCGGCATCATGCGAAGCAGTGGCTCCTGCTGTTCCGAAAGTGAGTCCTCGAATGTCGAGGTTTGTAGCAGAAACTGTCTGAGATCCCGTCAATCCAACCGATCCCGAAACTGTAAAGGATGAGCCTGTCTTGGGTTGAATAAAAAGCGCCTCGGCGTCGGTATTGGTTACACCTGCATTTCTAACAGTATCAATGGTTCCTCCACCGAGGTCTACGGTTCCTCCTGCGATGCTGATGTTAGTGTCGCTGATGGTGGCACTGATTGCAGCACCAACGACAGCGACTTTGAGGGCGTCTCCTGACGCAGCGATGGGGATAGAACCCAAAGGATTTCCGGGTGATGATCCGTGGACGAGTGATGCAACTGGGAATCCCCCACTCACACCTTGTACCACAGCGGAGTCGGTTCCGTTTACGGGGTCAAGTGTTCGTCCTAGCAGACCCATTGTCAGACCCAAACTAACATTATCGATGGTTCCGCCGAGTATTGTTACACTTCCTAAAGTTCCGCCAGCAATGGTTACATTGTCCAGAGTTCCTCCAACTACTGTGGCAGAGGAAACGACATCAATCGTTCCGCCACTAATCGTGGCCGAGGAAACGACATCGATTGTTCCACCGCTAACTGTCGCAGAGGAAACGACATCAATCGTTCCTCCACTAACCGTTGCAGATGAAACCACATCAATGGTCCCACCGCTAACTGTCGCAGAGGAAATTTTGTCGATTGTTCCTCCACTGATAACCATCGTGCTGTCGATTGTTCCGCCTATAATTGTGACGTTTATGGCCCCACCGATTGCAGTGGTTCCTGATACCATAACGGGAATAGTTGCCGTCGTTACACCATCAACATGCATCGCGGTAATACCGAGTGCATTCAAGGAGGTGTTCAGAGTGATTCCTGAATTCTTCAGATGAACATCAAGAGCGGATGCTGTTTGGTCTACTCTTGTTCCGTTCGAGTAAATCTGAATAGGTAGAGGACCGCTGACTCCTGACGTATTTACGGGGTAAGCAGCACCATCTTCGCCCCATGCTACTTTCACATACTGATAGTGAGCCTGTGTTGAACCTGAAACTACAAAATCGGTGGCGATTTCGACACCACTTGAGCCTTCGGTGAGAGTTACACTGTTATTGACGGTCATCTATTGCCTCCTAGAATATTGCAATATTCCTAGTATATATACTTGTGCAGGGATCGTATCTGTGGTAAGATTCTTTGAGTGAAAGGAAACATATCATGTTTGAAAAAGTTGAAAGAATGTTCACCACAGATCTCCAAGAAACTGTAAATGCAAATGGTGGATCTTACATCGATGCGATTGTCGATCTTTGCGAGAAGAACGATGTTGAGCCTGCTATTGCTGCCAAATATTTATCAAAACCAGTAATCGAGAAGATTCAGGCAGAGGGTGAGAGTCTCAACATGCTGCCCTCTACACCAAAACTTCCGATTTAGTCTTGACATCCCAACAAAACAGACTATACTACTATTCAGTGCTGGGGAGTTCCCAGCGTATTTCAAGTGCGAGGGAGAACCTCGCGGAAAGGATACTCATATGAGTTTCAGCGATTTTAAGAAGCGTTCAGAAGGCAGTCTCGACAATCTCCAGAAGGAGATGGAGGCTAGCGAAAAGAAGAAGTCATATAAGGATGATCGGCTTTGGCGTCCAGAACTTGACAAGTCTGGTAACGGCTTTGCTGTTATTCGTTTTCTCCCTGCTAGTGATGGAGAAGACATTCCGTGGGTGAAGGTTTACAACCACGGATTCAAGGGCCCTGGCGGGTGGTACATTGAGAACTCTCTTACCACTCTGGGTCAGAAGGATCCTGTTTCGGAGATGAACAGTCGTCTCTGGAACAGTGGAGTTGAGTCGGACAAGGACATCGCACGGGATCGCAAGCGACGACTCAGTTATATGTCCAACATTCTGGTGGTTAGTGATCCCGCAAATCCACAGAACGAGGGCAAGATTTTTCTCTTCAAGTTTGGAAAGAAGATTTTCGACAAGGTTCAGGAAGCAATGAATCCTGAATTCCAAGATGAAGAGAAGGTGAATCCTTTTGATTATTGGGGTGGCGCAAACTTCAAGTTGAAGGTGCGTAAGGTTTCTGGCTTCGTCAACTACGACAAGTCTGAGTTCGAGTCTCCCACTGCACTGTACGACGGGGACGATGAACGACTTGAGCGTCTCTGGAAGAGTCAGTACCCCCTTGCAGAGTTCTCGGATCCCAAGAACTTCAAGTCGTATGACGAACTCAAGGCTCGCCTTGATGAAGTTCTACTGGGTGATGAGCGTGGGGTCGCAAGTGCGGAGCGTGATAATGTGAGTCATGATACTTCTGTGAATACTCCGCAGACTCCCACGGAAAACACATCCACCGACGAAGAGGATATCAACAAGTTTGATGAGAGTGCGGACGCCATGTCCTACTTCAATTCACTCGCTAGTGACGATTGATATTTTCAGGATGTGTGAAACGAAGCGGGCGCCTTTCGGGGCGCCCGCTTTTTCAATTAAATAATTTACCTGTTTCCATCCACGCAGGATTTTCTGCTGGTCTTAGCGACGATTGTGAGTTGGGCCTGGTTGACATCGGAGAATCCATCACTGTATAGTCATTTCGGACATTAATAACATTTGGAGGACCAACAAAAGATCCAAAGCCAGCACCCACCAGACTTCTTTCCGTTGGATTTAAGTTTGGCCCCGATGAAGAGAATGGATTGAGCATGTTCATGAGTTCACCCAAGATGGTAGTTGGTTTTTTAATGGTTTCATAACCTTGGGCCTCGCGGGCCGCTCGCCTATTAATTTTGTCGCGTTGTAGTTGTTCGAGCGTGTCTGGTCCTTGTATTAGTTCACTGTTTGGTGCGAGGAAACTTTGTTCGGCATGATAACTCATCAATTTGTCAAAGTCCCCCTGAATGGGAGCAATTGCATTTGGATTTCTTAGTTTCAGTTGAGGACTTATAGATTCAAGAAAATCTTTTATCTCAAGGTTGTGTTGGTTTCTAAGAGTTCTTTTCTGTTCCCGTTCGTTCGAGCCAGGATAAATCTCTCCTCCTTCGGAGCGGGGTCTTAATTCTTGTTGTTGTCTTTGTAACAACTCACGATAAATTGGCTCAATCTCTTTAAGTGCGTTAAGTGCATTTAAATGATATTGCGATCGGGGAAGTCCCTGCATGGATTTTCTTACATTTAAGGCTGCGAGTTCCATTTCAGAGAGTGGTCTAGAAGCCTCATTTGCTATCCTATCTCTTTCGCGTGCCTCTCTTTCTACGCCTTCAGCAAACATTCCTGCTAATTCAAAAGCAATTTCACCACCAATAAATGTACCGACCCCGACTCCAATGCCAGGACGAAATGCTCGAAATCTTCTAGGAGTTCTCGATCTAAGTGGGGATGGTCTTGACTTGGGACCATCAACATCAACCGCGACTCCCTTCTGTCTTACTACTGAATCCTCTGCGATTTCGATTGGTGTTGATCTTTTTGATGCTTCAATAACATTACCACCAGGCCGAGTCGGACTAATTTGACCAGGCTTTCTTGGTGGTGTGACATCGGGGGGTGGAGTTTTGGGTTTTCCTAAAAGACGATCAGGAATAA